TATTGTCACCGTATATATTCTGGAAAAGAGAAAACTAATGAGTTTCCTGTTACTATAACCACTTGGCAATCTGTCTATAAGTTAGAAAGAAAGTTCTTTGTAGATTATGATGTAGTTATTGGTGATGAGGCTCACTTATTTAAGAGCAAGTCCCTAATATCTATAATGTCTAAATTAGAACATGCTAAGTATAGGTATGGATTTACAGGTACATTAGATGGAACGCAAACTCATAAGTGGGTATTAGAAGGATTATTTGGACCATCTTATAAAATTACAAATACAAAAGATTTACAAGATGCAGGACATCTTGCTCGATTAGATATTCAATGTTTAGTTCTCAAACATTCTCCACAAAAGTTTGAAACTTATCCAGATGAAATTGAATATTTAATATCCCATGAACAAAGAAATAATTTCATTAAGAATTTAGCATTAGATTTAAAAGGAAATAGTCTCGTATTATACAGTAGAGTCGAGGCTCATGGTGCAGTCCTATATGATTTAATAAATAAAAATAAGAGTGATGATCATACAGTATTTTTTGTTCACGGTGGAGTTGATGCCGAACAACGAGAGTTGGTGAGAGAGATTACCGAAAAAGAAAACAACGCTATTATCGTTGCATCCTATGGTACATTTTCAACTGGTATCAATATTAAGAACCTCCATAATGTTATCTTTGCTTCTCCAAGTAAATCACGCATCCGCAATCTTCAATCAATTGGACGAGTTCTTAGAAAAGGAGCGAACAAAGTAAAAGCAATTTTATATGATATTGCTGATGATTGCACTCATAACTCTCGGAGAAATTACACTTTAAATCATTTCATTGAACGAATTAAAATTTATAACGAAGAGAATTTTAATTATGAGATAATCACAATACAACTAAGGAAAACATAATGGAAGACGACTTTTATGCAACATTAAAATTTAAAAATGGTGAAGAGATATTCGCTAAGATAGCTGCATCTGAAGAAGAAAATCGCACGATGCTAGTGGTTCATAATCCCATTTTAGTTTCTGAGATTAAAGGAAAAAATGGTATTATGGGTTATAAAGTAGAACCTTGGTTAAAGACTACTAGAGAAGATATGTTTATAATTAATATGGATAATATTTTAACTCTTTCAGAATCTCAAGATGTAGAAATGATTATGATGCATCAGAACTTTGTTAGAGATTCTGCAGAAGATGCAAAGAGTCATTCAAAAATTAATAGAAGAATGGGATATCTAGGTAATACAAATGATACTAAAGAGATCTTAGAAAAGTTATTTAAAAAGAGCTAAGTTTTATCCATCAACCTCCACAAAGGTAATTGTACACAGTTTTTTGAGACTTGTCAACTATCGCTAAAAATGGTAGACTGTATACATATTAGTGATAAAGACTCATGCCAATAACTCCAGGGATGACTAGACGAAAAGCGAGGTCGGAACATTATGTGAATAATAAGGAGTTTCTTGCTGCATTGATAAAGTATCGTGAGGATGTTGAGATTGCGAAAATAAATGATAGACCTAAGCCGGTTATTCCAAGATATATCGGTGATTGCTTTTTAAAGATTGCAAATCATTTATCATTTAAACCAAACTTTGTAAACTACATGTTCAAGGAGGACATGATCTCAGATGGAATCGAAAATTGCGTTCAATACATACATAATTTTAATCCTGAGAAATCCCAAAATCCTTTTGCTTACTTTACGCAAATTATACATTACGCATTTCTCCGCAGAATACAAAGAGAAAAACGTCAGCTAGAAATTAAAAACAAGATTATTGAAAGGTCAGGATACAGTGAGGTATTTGACGATAATAATACCATTGACGGATCCAACTATTCAGATTATAATCAAATCAAAGATAACGTACATTCTAAGTTGCGTAATTGATGAAAGTCAAACATTATGCAGGTATTCTTGTTGGTGACTATCAATTTGCTGATTCTTTGAGGAAGGAAGTTTTGTCTTTGCTTAAAACTGCTGCAAATGTAGGACATACCAATGTGAAAGCTTCCCTCCATACACAATGGGATTGGGAACCTAATAATGTGCATATTAGAAATGTTAAAGGATTTATACGGGAAGAGATAGAAAGAGAATATAAACCAGGTAAAATTGTTGGTGGTGCTAGAGAGTGGTTAAAATGTGGTAATTTTTGGGCGAATGTTTATGAGAAGGGTGATTATGCTGATTCTCATAATCATAGTCCTTACCACTTTAGTTTTGCTTATTTTTTAAAATCAAAATGGTATCATCCTCCTTTAGTTTTTACTGAGAGTGGAAAAAGGATTCGTCCTAAAGAAGGAAGGTTTGTTATTTTTCCTGGGTATTTAGATCATCATGTTCCTAAGCATAGATATAAGGATACCCGAATTACTTTATCTGGTAACTTTAGACTGACCCCAGACGACTAATGAAAATAGCAATAATTACAGATCAGCACTTTGGGTGCCGAAAAAATTCTAAACACTTTCATGATTATTTTCTGAAGTTTTATAACGATGTTTTCTTTCCTGTCATTTATTCGGAGGGTATTACGACGGTTGTTGACATGGGTGATACCTTCGACAGCCGTAAAGGTATCGACTTTTCGGCTTTATCCTGGGCAAAGGATAATTATTACGATAAACTAAAAGAAATGGGTGTGACTGTTCACACTGTGGTGGGTAATCATACAGCATATTATAAGAATACTAATGATGTAAATGCTGTAGATTTATTATTGCGTGAGTATGATAATGTAAAAGTATATTCAGATGCAACAGAAATTAAGTTAGGAGATTTGGGAGTACTTCTTGTACCTTGGATTTGTTCTGAGAATGAGGATAAGACTTTTAAGAAAGTTAAAAAGTCTAAGAGTACTGTGGCAATGGGTCACTTAGAACTTAATGGCTTTCAGGTGAATCAACAAATTGTGATGGATCATTCTCATGATGCTAATCCATTTGGTAAATTTGATAGAGTATTTTCTGGTCATTTTCACACTAGATCTAATGATGGAAAGATATTCTATTTGGGTAATCCTTATGAAATGTATTGGACTGATGTAGAAGATACTAGAGGATTTACTATTTTTGATACTGAAACTTTAGAGCATACCTCGGTTAATAATCCATATCGTATGTTTTATAAGATTGTTTATGAAGATACTCCATATCAAACTTTTGATACCAGAGAGTATGAGGGTAAAATTGTAAAACTTATTGTTCGTAAGAAAACTGATACTAAGAAGTTTGAAAAGTTTGTTGATAAACTTTATGCTTCTGGTATTTCAGAATTGAAAGTTGTTGAGAATTTTGATTTTGGTGGATGGTATGATAAGGCAGATACTGAAGTTTATGAGTCTGAAGATACCATGTCAATTCTGAATAGGTATATTGAAGAATCAGATATTAATCTTGATAAATCTCTGTTAAAGAAAATGCTTACAGAGGTTTACCAAGAGGCATGTGAGATGGTATAATGTACATTCTCACTGTTGCGGGTAAGGAAAATGAAGGAGCATACTCTGTCATAGATGATGATGGAGATCATATCCTTTATTTGTTTCAAGGTGAAGACGATGCTATCAGATATGCATATATGCTAGAAGATAGTGGGAGCCCTGAGATGCATGTTATTGAGGTTGAGGATGATGTTATGGTGAAAACCTGCGAAGTCCATGATTACAAGTATACTGTAATTTCTACTACTGATGTTGTGATACCACCCAACGACCATGATTTTGTTTGAAAAGATTCGGTGGAAGAATTTTCTTTCAACGGGTAATCATTATACTGAAATTAGTTTAACAGATCATTCTACTACTATGATAGTGGGGTCTAATGGTGCTGGAAAAAGTACTGTATTGGATGCATTAACATTTAGTCTTTTTGGTAAACCATTTCGTAAGATTAATAAACCTCAATTAATTAATTCTACCAATGAGAAAGATGGTAGGGTTGAAGTAGAGTTTTCTGTTAACGAAACTGAGTGGAAGGTGGTTCGTGGATTAAAACCAAATATTTTTGAGATCCATAGAAATGGAAATGTATTAGATCAGTTTTCTCATGCAAATGATCAGCAGAAGTGGCTAGAACAAAATGTTCTAAAGATGAACTATAAATCTTTTACTCAAATTGTTATTTTGGGTTCAAGTTCTTTTATACCTTTTATGCAATTGACAACTAATCATAGAAGAGAAGTGATTGAGGATCTTTTAGATATTAAAATTTTCTCTTCCATGAATAGTTTAATCAAGGAAAAGATTAGAACAGTTAAAGAAGAATTAAAAGTATTACAACTTAAAAAAGAATCTCTTACTGATAAGGTAAAGATGCAGGAAGAGTTTATTGAGGAGATAGAATCTCGTGGTAAAAAGAATATAGAAGAAAAAAATGATAAGATTAAAGTCCTGGGTGTAGAAGTTGATACCCTCATAGAAAGGAATGAAATTACAGAATCTAATGTTAGTGATCTTATTAAAGAACAAGAAGTGGTATCAGGTGCTACTAAAAAATTACGGACTCTTGGTGGGTTAAAGGGTAAGATTTCTAATAAGGTAGCAACCATTACTAAAGAGCATAAGTTCTTCACTGATAATGTAACATGCCCTACATGTACACAGCCAATCGAGGAAGAATTCAGAATAAATAAAATTAACGACGCTCAATCTAAAGCAAAGGAGTTGCAATCTGGTTATAA